GGAGGGCCGCAAGGCCCTCCACCGCTTTGGCGACAACCCAGGTAATTATAAATTACCTACCACTGTAAGGACTCATCCACGGATGGCAAAAGCTAGCAATCGAAAAACCCGCACTTCGGCATATATCAATGCCGTCGCCACTGAAACCTTAGAAAGGAACAATGGCGAGATCGTAGGTACCACTGAGCATAATTACTCGCTCACTGCTACTGATACGGTTCTTAGTGAGGGGCACCGATGGCCTCCCAAGAAGCAACGCTTCAAGGAAGACCTAGGTGGTAACTTTTTCGCCGAGAGTTACAGCGCAACAACGGGATTCCCCAATGTTGACGTTCGTACCTCTTTGGACTGGGTATATCAATATCACCTTCGCGGACTTATCATGCCCGCATCTGGTGTTGACTTCCCAGCTGCTATAGCGCCAAGCAGCAACAACATGAATGTTTATGGTACGGCCGGTTTTAACCGGACCTTACCCACTAAACCTCAGGCTGACGTTGCTCAATTGATCGGTGAAGCTAACAAGCTTCCCCGCGAATTCGACCTCTTGAAAATGCAATCGACTGCCAAGGAATTCGTTAAACGATTCCCTAAGCGTGCCGGTGGCGATTATCTCAATGTCGAGTTCGGCTGGAAACCCTTCATCAAAGATATTCAACAAGCCTTAAAAAGCTTTGTTGACTTCGGTGAAGGTGCGAAGAAGTTCGAAGCCGGTTCCGGCAAAGTACTTCGTCGCAGGCATCAATTTCCCGTTGTACACGTAGAACGAGGGGGTTACCCCCTTTCGGGCTACGGTTGGCCCGTCGCAGTGACGGACCTGTACAAGAAACCAGGCTCAGGAGAGGTAAAACTCTTCCAGACCGAGAAAGCATGGTTTGTTGCCTCCTACACTTATTATGTGCAAGGAAGCGACATTGGCCATGGTATTCCAAGAGCTTTGCAGCTCTTGAACCATATGTATGGTATCGATCTGACTCCCGCTTTATTGTGGGAGCTAGCGCCTTGGTCCTGGATGTTGGATTATTACGGCAATGTTGGTCAGGTTCTTCAGAATCTGGCCGCGTTCTCCCGTGATAATCTAGTTGCCCACTATGCGTACGTCATGTGTGAAATCACAGTCGAGGCGCAGGCGACCTTGAGCGGTCTACAGTTCATTAATGGATCTGTAGTCGCTAGCTCAATGACTTTAAAGTCAAAGACTAAAACAAGGCGTGGTGGGGGTCCTTATGGGACCGGGTTCACTGGAGGGACTTTAACCCCCAAGCAGAACTCGATCTTAGCTGCACTCGCATTTTCGCGGCTGTAGCAGGGCATTCTGCCCGTAGAGCAAACGTCGTGATGACGGTCTCTAACTTCCTACTGGAGCCTTCCAATGCTTACTGACCCTCAATCTATCACCATCAACGCAGTAGCAAATTCTTTGCCTGCTGTGTCGCGTGGCGATAATCAGTCCGCGTATCTCAAGGATGACGGAAACGTCAAACTTGTCGTTTCTCATCAATATGGGAAGCGTACGCGTCGTACCGCTCGGATCGATTTTTCAAAAATCGCTGCCGATCCGCTGATTTCGGCCCAGTCGATTAAGTACTCAATGAGTGCTTATCTCGTCGTGGACCTTCCGGCTACGGGTTTCACCGTTGCCGAGGCCAAGTACATCGTTGATGGTCTCACCAAGTGGCTAACTGATTCCACTGGTGCGAACACTACGAAGATCTTGGCCGGCGAAAGCTAAGGGGTCTTACCCTTGGCTCGAGGTACGGTTGTCATTCCGCAAGGAAATGGCAACAGACTGCCGGGGATCATCGTTCTGATGATCATCGGTGGACTGTTAATTGTCTTGATGACAGTAACAGTTACATTCGCAGTTTTCATGCTGCGTGAGGGCCCGTCATTGGTCAGGACTCTGCCTCCCCTTAATCAAAGAGGTGCAGATGAAAAGCCAAATGAAGCTTCAGTGGTTCCTGCTCAAAGATATGGGCAGGATGTGTCGCGTCAGCACCCTCCGGGATTGGAAAACAATCTCGGATCGGGTCGAGATGGAGGGCCAGTCATTCTTGACTATAACTCTCCCTACATTTTCTAAGGACCTTGAACAAGGTCTTGAGAATAAATGTATTGGCGATCGTGCCTTTCTTGCCTTTAAAAAGCAAAAAGGACAGCGGCTCCCTGCATTCCTGCAGGGTTTCACTTCGCTCATCTTCGACCCTAGGTCTGGTGTGCTTCTGGATGATCCTGATCCTAATGCGATACTCGCTGTTCGTCAGATTACTCTGGCGTTCAAGAAGTATCGTTCTGATTGTTCTCCCAAACGGAGACAAGCAGCTATGGATCAGTTCATCTTTACTGATCTAGACGTAGACGACGTTGATCGAACTTTACCGGAGCATAAGCTTGAGGCATTGCAAGACAACTTTAGGAACATCTTCGAAAGGGTCCTTCGACCCCTTGAAGATGGACTGTCGTCGGGCTCCATTGAGGTTGTGCCAAGACATGGTCCTGGTGCGACCTCTGAGCGCGTCCTTGCGAATCGCAAGTACGCGTCTTTGGAGTGGACGGATCGTCTCAAAGAAATCTTTGATCCGAGTGGCTTTTTGGCCATCCCCTCGCGGGGTCCGTTCAGGTCCGCTAATGGTCGTTTCTGTAAAAGAGGCGACGATCGGCGAATCCATTCTAGATCACCCCGGAATGAGATACCTGTTAGGGTTATCTCTGTTCCTAAAACGCTAAAAACGCCACGAGTTATCGGGATTGAACCTGTGTGCATGCAATATGTACAACAGGGGCTTCTCGAGTTGATCGTGCCATTACTCCAGTCGCCCGCTATGTGCGGGTCAATTGGAATTAATGACCAGGGCCCTAATCGGGCTCTGGCTCGCCAGTCTTCGATGGACGGGAGTCTCGCGACTCTCGATCTCTCGGAGGCTAGTGATCGCGTTTCTAGTCAACTTGTGTATGACTTGTTCAGGCCATTTCCCGTATTACGGGCGATGATCTTCGCTTGTCGTTCTACGCATGCTGATGTGCCTGGATACGGCGTTCACCGTCTATCCAAGTTCGCGTCTATGGGGTCTGCTCTGTGTTTTCCAATCGAGGCGATGGTTTTCTTAACCATAATCTCGTTGGGAGCCACTTTGCACGAAGGCACCAATGGCTTGAGTAACCGTTCAGGTTTCCTCAAGTCTGTGCGCGTCTATGGGGATGATATTATCGTTCCGATAGATATGGCGCAGTCCGTGATCAGTGAACTTGAAGCTTTTGGGCTTAAAGTAAACCGAAACAAGAGTTTCTTAACTGGTAAGTTTCGAGAATCTTGTGGTGGGGACTTCTATGATGGTGTAGACGTTAAACCTGTCTACATCAAAACAGAGATACCCAGGTCACGGCATTGTGTTGAGGAGATGGTAAGTACCGTATCTCTTCGAAACCTGCTTTATAAGGCAGGGTTCTGGGAGACTGCGAGTTATCTTGATCAACAATTGGGGCGAATTGCTCCGTTCCCTATTGTTGGTGACAACTCTCCAGTGCTTGGTCGTCACACTTTCAATGACAATTTGATTGTCGGAGAAAAACAATGTAACGATCTCCATCGTCCGACTGTTCGAGGTATGATCCTCAAACAGAAGGTCGGGGCGTCTCCATTGGATGGAGAAGGAGCGCTACTTAAGTTCTTCTTGAAGAGAGGACTTGATCCAATCTTCTCGAAGGACCACTTGCAACGCAGTGGGCGTCCTGAGTTCGCCGACATTCAACTCAGGTGGGCCCCTATCCGATAAAGGATAGGGGAGCGGGGGCCATAGGTTTCGTACCTAAAGCCTTCGTTAGGGAGAACAAATTTATTCTCTTTAACCAGGGGATGCATTTTGCAGTGCATCTCCCTAC